CATCTTTTATCAACTCGCCCTAGGCGGGGAGATCCGCCGGCGCCTGAAGAGGCATGCCGGAATTGACTTGGACTATGGTCAGGATGTGCACAGGCGCCTTGCCTGTGAAGCCAGCTTTGCTGGTCATCTGGCCACATTGGACTTGAAGAACGCAAGCGACACGGTATCATACAACCTAGTGAAGTTGTTAGTACCGACCCAGTGGTTTCGCCTGCTCGACGAGCTAAGGTCTCCTTTCACGAGGATGGCCGGACGCGATGTCAACACACTGACCGGGAGGTCAGAGGGTGTGCGCGAGCCAGCATGGGTTAAGCTGGAGAAGTTCTCCAGCATGGGTAACGGGTTCACCTTTGAACTAGAGACCCTCCTCTTTTGGGCCATAGCCGATTACGCCTGCGAGCAGGCGGTTGGCGAAGACCGAGAGAAGACTCTAGTCTATGGTGACGATATCATTTGCGACACGCGAGGCGTGCGCGCCGTTACCGCAGCCCTCCGGTTCTTCGGTTTAACCATCAACGAGGATAAATCGTTCTCGAGTGGTGACTTCCGTGAATCGTGTGGAGGGGACTTCTGGAGGGGAAGGCCTGTCCGGCCCTACTTTCTGAAAGGACCCCTAGATGAACCGCAACAACTTATTGCGGCGGCTAACCAAGTTCGCAGAGTGGCTCAAGACCTCTTCGGGGGTATGGGTCCTTTTGCTTCTGCTTGGTCTGCTCTCCAACTTCAGCTTCCGACTCGAGTACGACGTTGCCGCGGCCCTGAAAGGCTTGGCGACGCTGTTATCCACGATGACGAAGTAAACTGGGGTTGGACATCTAGAGCTAGAGACCGTGTTTTCGCCTACATCCCAGTTAAACACCGCAAGGTGAGTCTGGCGATTTTCAGCGAGGGCACGGTTTTCGCTTGTGGTCTATACGGTGTCACCGTATCGGGGGGATCGATAAACCCCCGTGACAGTGTAACCGGGTACAACGTCCGTAAGCTCCTTATTTACGGAATCGACTGGGTTCCTCAGCCCAGAATCGTTAGAGGAGTGAAGGATGCGACCATCTCGGATAGGCCCGTAGGAGACGGGCCTAACTACTCTGGAGTGATCCGAGTAGTGAGACGTTCGAAGACGTGAGGGGCCTAAGCCACC